TTTGGCGAGCATGGATGAGTTTATTCGCGCAGTAAAAAATGGGGATGATTTGAAACTGAGTGAATATAGTTCTGAAGTGCGCCGAATTTTTGAAAGTATACAAAAAGAATTTAAATGGAAATATCTAATTACACAAATTCAACAGAAGAGAGATATCGATACAATACCTACTAAATTTATTAATTTTAAGAGAATAGAAGATTTGTTAATTGATTATGATAGTGAATCGCTACTATTAGAACCATGGAATTTGAGGAAAATGTCTGGAATACAACGAGCTGAACTTGATTATGACTTTAAAAATATGAGTAAAATAAATGGATTTACTAAATGTTGGAATACTATAATAATGTTCTTATTTATGTTTGGAGATAGAATGCTGAATTCATATGTAACACAATATTTTATTAATTATTTAATGCTATTCAGCTCTGAACCATTTATTGAGCAATCAGATGGTAGTATATTGTTAGATGATAATTGCATTGATGCTTCAGTTACATTACGAGTAAAATTATATATAAGATGTATATGGGAAGAGATGATTCATAAAATTGATAGCGATATTATGTTTGAAGTTTTTACATTTTTATTCTCGAATCCTCAGAAAAATACTTTAAAATTAAAAGATCTTAAAGGTCCTTTATTATCATGTGCTTTCTGTTTATCCAGTGAAGGAACTATAGTTAGTTGGTCTGATAAAGATCTAATGTCATTTGTACCAAAGGATCCACCCTTGATAAATTACGATATATCTACATATAAAAGATTAAGAAATATAGTAAATGAGAAATTAATAGAAATGAAAGAATTGGGATTAATTAAATTAGCAAAACGATACAAAGACATGATAAGCGATAAAATAAACTATGAAAATATATCTGACTTTTCGACTTATTGGTTTATTGAAGCGTTATCAGGTATTTTAAGATCTAGCTATGGTAAAACAGCAATAAAACAGATAAAAGAAGCTAAAGGTAGAAGATTTTATAGAGAGAATAATATGATAAGAAATAAATACTTTGAATTATGGTATGAAGCTTTAAGTAATTATATTATAGATATACCTGTTAAACAAGAAGAATTTGTCCTAGAATGCATGTCTGATTTAACTACTAGATCCAATGGTTTAAACGATTTTATTATTCAAGACGGTAAAATGGTAGAAAACCCAGATGTACATACAGTTAAAGTAGATATAGGTTTGGGAACAAGCCATAATATAGGATGGAAATTTACAGATAAAACTATGACTTTTAGATATGCTTTAAAGAACCCGTCTGACTTATTTTCTAAAGAAAAATTAATTAGAAGTTTAACATATGATGACCCCGGTAGGTTATTCGCTAGATATGTAGCCGCTAGATCTGTAAGAATGGTATATGGCGTATCTATGTATAGATTTTTAACAGAAAGATTTACCAGAAGTCTAGTTGATTTTATTGCTGATCAAAGATATCCACAGTTTGGAAAAGAAGTTAAACCTATATCAACTTTATCGATAGATACGGGTAGATACATGACTGAGTTTGGACCTTATCTATTAATAACAGGGAATCCAGAATTAAATAAATTGATATTACTAGCAGACTTTGGCAATTATGATCAGACACAGTCTGCTGAGAACTTTAGAGCTGTTATGATAGATGCCGCTGAAAGAGTAAGAGCGGATAATGTTACTTACTTAAATACTAGAAAATATGATATACTTGGTGGAGAGACCGTGTTTGATAGAATAATAGAAAATTGGAAAGGATTGCAGAATGCTGTCTTTAGAGTTTATAAAGCAAGAAATAAGTATATAGATTTGGAAACCGGGTGGTTATATTCAGGAGAAAATGCTACATTAGTTATTAATACTATGGTTAACTACGCGTACGTCTTAACTGTGATAGAATATATGTCATCAACATTTAGTGGCATTGATGACCAAAGATATAATACTTTAGCGAAAGTATTTTCATTCGATAGTTTTAAACTTCAAGGGGATGATCAGATTGCGGTTATATCTCTAGTAGATCCTAATATATCACAAGACAACTTATACATCGCACAAGATAATCTATTAAAGTTATTAAATGATGTTTGTGAATCAGCTGGATTAGAAATATCAGTAAATAAAACGGGACTAAGGAGGGGCCATTTTGAATTCTTGAAGAAAGCCGG